GATCGTACCATTTTCAAATAACGCTATTTCAAACTTTAGTCTATTGCCATAATGTTGTTGAGTTACGGTCCATCTAACCAACAAACATTTACCTTTTTTATTATCGTAATGATTTACGTATCGAACGCCATAGTCGATAGAATCGTAAGGCCAATATTTCGTATTAATTCCAGCAACGATATCGTTTTGTATATCAGACGTTAAAGTACGATAATAACCATTAGGGGGTGCTGCAGCGAGATCTGACACATTTCTTAAAATGCTGTAATTTTTATCGAACCACGCAGGTAAGAATATGTGATCATAAGAAAACGTAGCGCTTATTTGATGATTATCATAAATATTAGTAAATCCATTTAAGATATCTGTCCAAAAGCTACCACCAGTTGAACCGCCTGCAGGATCTCTTAAAAAAATCCATCCAGCTGTTGCAACAGAAAATTCAGTATACGTTTTACCATTTATTTCTATCGCGAAACCTATTGGTTCTACGATAGAATACGCTCCTTCGTTGTGTGCAGATGGAAAAGTACCATTGGTAATATACTTTCCCGCAAAAAACTTTTTGTCAGGCACCGTTTCTGGTTCGCCGAACAACTTTCGAATTGACGCAACGTAATTCTCGGTTTTTCGAGGAGCTCTCGATCGAAGAGACTTGCTCGTAGTCATTAGTAAGTTAAGCCTCCGAATGCTATCGAATCAACACCAGAGTAACCCAAGCTATCGTATACAAATCCTGTCGTGGCAGACTTCTTACCCGGTGGTACATAATTTCCAGTTGATCCTGTCATAGTATCGAAGATTTGAACCATATCTTTTCCGTGAGTGGCGGTCGTAACGCCGAGACTCTTCAAATATACTTGCGAATCGTCAAAAGGGAAATTAACATTTGAAAAAACGCTAGAGCCAGATAAGTCTGTTAAGAAATACTTGACGCTACCGTTTATTGGAAGCGTTTTTGGAATTGAGCCAGAAATAGAACCTGAACCTGGTGATCGTGGAATTTCGCTGTTCCTATCGTTGAATAACGACTTATTTTCATATGCGATATTGCCAGCGATATATCCACGACTTCCATTTATTGCTACTAGCTTCTTTGGGACATAATCGACAGTTAAAATTTGATCATTCGCGGTGGTAGACTTATTAAAGTTACCTTGCGAAAGTTCTCCACGAACAGAATGCATCTGAAATGGAAGTTCTGTAGACAAGAAACCTTCAACGGATCGAATCGATAGCGGTTCTATTACACCATTATACGAGGCCCGTTTATCAAGAAAATCCTCTTCTGAACTTATCATTCTGCTTCTTGCAAGAGAAGAAGTTAGTTTTAGATAAGTGACAGGATTATAATGATCAACTTCAAGAAAATAGTTAGAAGAAACGATATCAACATTTTCGTTAACGCCGATACACACAGGCTTGACAATGTGCCCTGGTGTACCCGCAGAAATTTTAAAGATTCCTGCATACGCGTGTTTGTTTTGAGTTATCTCGACGCCATGACGAAAAGGATCAATTTCGGAAGTGTTTATGCTGGACGAGTTGATTCCAATCTCGTTAAGCATAATGGAAGGGCCTTCGTCAAAAGCCGTAGAAGCAATTGATGAATATTGCTGGATCGACGAATAATAATTCTTTAAATATACAGTCATATCTTATCTTCCGATTTTTCCGACTATTTGTTGGACCAGCAGAGTGTCTCTAATTCTACTTCTTGTCGAATCTCCCAAGTATATCTCATTTGAATAATATTCTAGCTTGTGTCTCTCCAACATGTGAGATTCTATTACGAAATTTGTACCCTTAAATCTGGTTTTGCGAGGAACCAGTTGTTCTATGAAAGTGCTTATCGAAGTATCGAACCACTTATAAAATTCAAAGAAACTTCTAAAGTTTAGCTTTTCAGACAGCCTGTTGAAGTATACATTTCTTAGCTTGTCTAGATCTGGATAATCAGGCGAAAAAGCTAACGTTGGGTCGCCAATCGCGTTGGCCAATTCATCAAACGTCGCGAACATATTAACGATGTCTTTGTTCAAAGAATCAATCAAAGAAAACTCAATTGACAATCTGACATCGTCAAGTGGAATTTCGTCTACAGGATATTCGGTTACTGGGCCCGACACCGCCCATGGAGCATCGGCGAGGTATTGATCATCCATGAAGCCTCTTATCCTTATCTTTTCGCTGACAACGTATTCGTCATAATACGGCGATAGATAACCACGATCAAAAATTTCGCCTAATGAAGCCGTTGCTAGGGGCGCGTATCCTGAACCTGATACGTGAATATTGTTTTCGCTAAAATCTAAGAACAATATTTCTCCCGAAGAATCTGCGGTTTTTTGTGATTGTTTTTCTAGCGCGCTCATTCTTAGTCGAGCGAATGATCCAGACTTGTTAGTAACATAGTTGAAGTTGGTCAAAGGTGTTTCGACACCTTGAGACTTATAGTTTCTAACGTGATCTCTCCACTCTTTTTCCGTCAAAGCCTTCGACCAAAAACGAGTATAACCGACCTTGCCGTCAAAATCGACAGTTCTAGCGACGGCGGGGGCATCCATGGTGCTATTCAAAAAGTAATATCCCATTACACCTTCAGGTATATTCTGGTCGTCTCCGATTGCTAACCATGACCCTGATGCATTATATGAGTTGCTAGATTGTCTCAGATAATTTATGTTAAATCCACCAGAAACTGTTGTTTCTGCCAAAAATGATGAAGTAACATAATATTCGTCGATGTCGCCTGAATTTTGAGACGCAGCTCTCAAAAAGTAAGACGAAGAAATGATACTACCAATTTCGTCAGCACGTTGGCAGCCAAAGGAAACGTTCCACTTTTCGCCGTTAAATATATCGACATCTGGCAGGTTTAGTTCTAAAAGAGGCGCCAATGAATTTCCCACGCGACCATAGAGATACAACCCATCCGATGCTATTAGGTTAAACAACAAACCCGGTTGTGTTGTTGCTGAAGATCCTGTCGTATGCATTCGAGCGAGAGATTGAACATCAAACGCAGTGTCTTTTGAAAATTTATAAATTGCCTCGTATGTCCACGATCCTGATGTGAACAGACCATCAGAAGGACTATTGGAAATTCCACCAACGAATGTACCAGCTATTTCTGGTGAACCAGGTTCTACGCGGGATCCTGACAAATATCCTGTGCGCAATATTACGGAGCCAGAAACTCTCGCGAGGGTCGCAGATTCTGTTTTTAATTCACGCGTTGAATCAAACTGTTTTAGTGACGGACCACCGAATTCCCTTATACGCATGCTATTGTCTGGATCGATACCAATCGATCGTAAGAAAGACTTGATACTGTGTTGTGTACCTTTCGAACGAACAATATCTGGCATATTAACCAACACGCGACGAAGCAAGTAAGCCTGTACTTCCTTTAACGAATAGTTACTGACGCTTATTTCTGATATGTCTTCGGCATCGGCGTATTGAGATAAATTTGCGCTATTGAAAAGTGGCGGTAAATAAAAACCATAGTCTTTGACAAAGTCAGTCAAAAAATTACTTGGTGTAGTTTCGTTCAACGAATAATCGACGCTTCTTAGCGTTTTAAACGCGTCGGCAAACATTTTAATCTCGTCAAAAAATTTCGACCAGATATACAAGAACGACAGCATTATTTGAACAGAACCTAACTTGCCTTGACCAGGTATTCCTTGTCCTCCGTACGTATCGCCTATCGATCCTTCGACCGAAGTATTAGCGTAGCCTTCCGACACTGCTCCTTCTCGCAGATAGTGCCGCGGTATTAGCTTGGTTATCAAATTGGGATTATTTTGATCGTAGATACTCGCTGATGCTAAAAGTTCGTTGTTTAGGCTCAAAACGTCTGGATTTAATGGGAATAGAATTTTCTTAAAGGTATCTATTTCGTTGATCATAAGACTCTTCGAATCGTCGTCTGTCGATTGACGTAGCGAAGAAGAACCATAAGAATTATAGTTAGCTATGAGTCCGTGTAACGAATTACCAGAACTATCCAAGACGATAGAATTAACGGCATCTGTTAATTCGTTTGAATAAGACGAAGACGGTTCGTTAAAACGACAATATAGTTTTAAATCCTGTGTAGAATAAAGACCTTTCGATTCGTATACCTGTTGTTGCTTCGGACTGCGCGTAGAGTGGAATATTCTTAACTCGTCTAAACTACCGCTAAAAGTTTGCTGCGGCGTTATCAGGGTGCCTGTTACATAAAAAGACGAACCAGAACCAATATACAAATTAGTTTTTTCGGCCAACGCTCCAATTTGCTTTTTGTCTTCGCTGGTCGCAAAAAGGTCGGAATCGACAAAGAATTGCAAATAATCAGGACCTGATTCTCTATTCAACGTCATGCACACGTGATTAAATTCGCCTTTTGTTAAAATGGCTTCAACGTGATTATTGACGCTACCAGAAATTATACTGAATACGCCTTTAACAGTGCTTGCAGTAGAAGGCTCAAGATGAAAAGTAAATCCTTCTTGTTTGTTGTCCGATTGTTTCTGCAGCACTATTTGTCTGCTGCTGGACGTATCGGGAATGTACACGTGTAATTCGATTGTAAAAGACTTATTTTTTGGTGGATTTATTATAGAATCGCCGGACTTGTTTTTCGCTAACGCGGGGAATAGCCATCCAGCTATGTCTTTTATCGTAACGTAAACCCCCTTCGTAGGATCTGTTTCTGACGTTTGTGTACCCGAAAAATGTAATTGACCACTGAAGGTTGGAAATTGATCGAAAATCCATTTTTCATAACCGCTTAATTTTTCAATAAAAGCTTCAACTTCCTTTTTAGAACCATCGAATGGAAATCCATTGATAATTTGATCGAAAGCAACGTTCGTTTTTACTTCAGCCGAAGAGAAAAACGCGTGATTTTCAAACAATGACCAATCAACGTTCAACTGTTGGGTAGATTTTAGCCCGTAGTTTAGTGGTTCATACTTAAAAGAAGAAGTGCTGGATAGATTCGAGTTTTCCCCAACTAAATCAAGAAAAGTTAATTGCGCGGGCCTCGTGTCTGTTAAAGCCGCCTTCAAAAAAGAAGGAATATATGGAAGTGTATTTTTTATCGCCATGACGCATTAAACTTTGATTATTCTAAATGGTGAAGATGCATTCAAATATTTTTGTTCAAGATTATCTACAACTACCATTATGTCAACGACGTATTGATTTAAAACCGTCAACGCAGAAGTATTGAAATTGAAGTACATACCCTTAGAATCGCTACTTGCTCTAGTCGAATTATACAGCGTATCGAACGATACGACGTATTCATTTGTAGCTACGTTTCTTATGGCGTAATGAACGTTACGCAAAGATACGCCAGGTAATTCGACAGGTAATCTTTTTGCCTTTATTGTGGGATCATTATCGTCAAAGATATAAATTCGCATCGTAACTTCTTCTTCTTCAGAATAGTCGGTAGTAATACCCGTTACGTTTACAGTATATCTCCTCGGATTTAAGCGATAAGACGTTCTTTCGGGCGAGCGAGCCGTAATCGCCGAACCCGTTATAAATGTGACAGTTTGATCCAACGAAGTCCAGATCGGTGTAAAAATTACTGAACCAGATAAATCAAAGCTTGTTTTGATGTTGGCGTTGCTTAATGGTAAAGTAACCGACGCTGAATAAATTCCTACGTTGTTTAGATGTTGCGAACCAGTAAAATACAAAGAATACTTTCCTACACCAGTAACTTCTGATTGTAGTTCCAACAACAAACAGTTTTGTCCTGTTAGGGTCGTTGCTCCCGACAGCAAATTAGATAACTGACCATGTATGTAGTTGTACAGAAATAGGCTAGAAGACGCTGGTGAATCAAGATATAGATTGGAAGTATCGTCTTGAATCGAATCGTCAAATTTTACGATAATCTTTGGATGCTTGGTTTCATCGTAAGCTTGATGACTAGCGAAACGTTTTACGAAATAAGTCTTTAAATCATTTTCCTGCGCTGAAGAAAATGACAGCCTAAATCCTTGATCAGGGAGATCTCCTTTAATAGTCGCTGAAACTAGTTGCGTTACGTCTACCAATAAATCTTCGGTTCCCTTCGCGAAGGTCTGTGAAACCTTAGTGTTGGCTATCGTAACTGAACTGGTGATATAATCTCCCGATCCTGTTGAAAAACACGTCAAGGCGCAACCTTCGGCACCCCATAGCGCATCGCTTGAAGCAGACAAAAAATTACATTTATCTTCATCGGAATAATAGGCTACGTCTTTTCCATTGCCTTCTGTAAACGAAGCAGACAGCGGAAAAATATCAATTGTAAAATTATTGGGAGTAGGTTGTCCTCCATACACGTCTTTTAGCGACAAAAAACATTTAAAACTTGCGTTCGATATATCAATACGACCCCCATCGACCAAATCTCTAAGTGGATTTAAATCGAAATGTATTAATGCTCGAGAAAGTTCGGTCTGTGGAATTCTATCACTTCCCGATGAAATGACAGTAATACCATAAAGCTTGAATAAATCTAGGGTACCAGCGATACCGACATTGCCACTTACTACTCGCTTGCCACCAATATACTTGTTAGTAATATAGGCGTCTTTGTCTGCCTTCAATATTCTAAACATTATGTAGCCACCTTAGCAATGATATCTACTTCGGGATATCTTATTTCAAAAATTCCGCCGAGCGGTGGGAACACCATTTGACGTCGCGTATAATTTTTAATGTCATGTGTCTCAATGCTATATTGTCGATTGTTAACAACGCCTGAAATATTGACAAATTGAACGTTATCTACTGCAATGACACCGTCAATTGCGTATATAGCGTTAACAATCTCTGATATTACTATTGGTTGGTTTATGTGAAATCTTGTAACATCAAACTTAGCCTGTAATGAAGCTAAAATTACCGACAATAAGCTATTTCTATTTAAGGAAGGATCTAGCACAACAGAGAACTTGAGTTGTAGATTTATGACCTTCGCATCTAGGATGTCAATAGAATCTGACACCATTCGATACGCGTTTAGGTATCTCTTTAAGTTTAGTTTTAGCGAGTCGGGCGAAGTAATAAGTTTTAAATTTCTATCACGTGATATTATGAAAAGTTGCGTTGCCAACGGGTTATTACTGTTGGGTACGATTGCTGCTCGAAACACTCGTCCTAGATTAGAAGGCATCGTATAGATTCTGGCAAGCAAGTCTTCTTTCGTCACTATTCTTTCTTGCGAATTTTTGATGTTCGGTATTAGCGCGACTAATTCTTCTGTCGTCAATGCATCTTCGCCACCCGAGGCTGGATCTAAATTAGATACCTCGATCGTATTTCTGATGGCTGTCGACAAGTTTATCGATGGATTTAGTGGAAACTCAATTGTTAAATTAAAGAGACTGTTAATAGCGTTGGCAGGAACGTTATGGTCTAATCCACCACCATGTCGATAATTGATAGCGAGTGTAGTGTTAGACTCGGCAACGCCGAGCGTATTAGTTGTTAGTAGTTTTTCAGGATTAACGGGAACCCTCGACATCGTTTTGCTATAGGGCATCGCGATTGCAAATTCCGAAGGGTCTGGAATTATATCGTCTTCGAGCGTATCGGCGGTTCCTCCGCCAAACGTCAACGTAGTTTTTCTTTCTAGTAGCGTAGTCGACTTTGTAAATCTGTATGGCGCCGGAATGACCTTTAAAGTATCTTTTACAATGTCGTTATCACTCGTAGTGTTTAGAACGTTTTTATAAACGACATCATGAGTGAGAGCGCCGACCTCGTAATACGTGTTGCCTTCAGAATCAAAAACGTTGATTATTTCAGTGACGTTAGAATATCGTAAAGTTAAATTTCTAAAAGGCACAAAATTGCCTATCGAAAAAGTATCGGTCGCTAATTCTCCCGATACACACAAACCGCTCAACGATAAAACGTAAGAAGTTATTTCACCATTAATGTTTGTGTTTCCAATCTTCTTTTCTACCAGAGGATTGAGGACATAGTTTCCACTACCATCGTCTAACAAAAACTCAATATCGTTGATTAGGTTGTAAAGTATAGAATTAGTAGAAGTAAAAATAGTGCCAGATTTGATAATGGGCAATAAATTTACGTCCGGGCCGTCGTCGTCCAGTTGTTCGACAGGCACTTCAATAAACACTGTTACATTTACAGTCGCAGGAGAGGCACCGTTAATTGGTATACCCGCATTAATGAGAGCACGTTGAATCGACACAGGTTCTACTGCGGTATCATAATTAAGTTCGTTATAGAGGTGATCCATGTAAAACGACATGTTATCACCCACGTAAGCAGCCATGTCTAAAAATAACCCACCGACCGATGACTCTGAAAAATCTTGAATTTGATTTGGATAATATTGTCTTGCGTAATCTAACAAAGTAGCTCGCAACGAATCGAAATCTCGAGACAAATATCTTCTCTGTCTAACCTGCAGTATTTGTGTTTTTCTATTGGTTGCCATTGTCTCTTCAAACTACATATAGAACTATTTGGATTTTTCTTTGCTCTAAGTTTAGGCTAGGAATATTATAACTAATAGTAATCCTAATTAATGCAGTATTTAATTTTTGCGAGCGATCTACGTCAGAAACATAATCAAGTGGTTCGACGAACGGCATCCATCTCGATATGGCGCTAGAAATACGAATCAAAGCTTCACTATCAAAAGAATCTTGAGAACTAAAGTTAACAGTCAACGGTTTTAAGTTGGCACCATAATCGTATAAACCAAGTCGCTCACCAAAGTTAGTCTGCAATAAATTTCTTAAATTGTCGGCCAGTTGATCTTCGAGCAAATAATACATTGCAAAAGGGCCGTCGATGTCGCTCAACTGCAAAGGAGTTTTAATTCCAATAGGAAAAGATTTAGCGACGACTGTTTCCTCCTGTAGGGATTGCACAGTCCTACCGACGCTTTTAAAACTCAGAGTAGCCATTTGCACATAAATATGTGATTAGTAAATTAGCTTCCCGAATATTGGCATCAATTAATTATTTCAAACGGTCGTCATAGGTTCCAATTAATGCCTTAATTTCATCTTTGTTGTCATTATACCATTCAGAAGGTTTTTTTGGAAATTTACCTATAGATTTACCCTGGTCATCAACGTATTTTTTAAATCCAACAACACCAACCTTGTCCCAATCTATGCTAGACATGCCGACGGCCTTCATGTATCTAGGAACGTGTTCGTTTGTTACAATCATTCCATTAATATTTCTAACTGCCATCGTATACAGTATTACGTGCCTTTTTTCTGCATCATCACCTACTGGTGATCTTACAAAATTGTCACCTGCACCCGTCACGCCCTGATGAAAACCGTATATATCATAAGGCGACTGCATGTAATAACGTGGTTCTTTAAATCCTTTATGACCTGCGCTATTACCTTCTTTTATAGGGACTCCACCTAATGCAGGTGGTAAAAAATTTTTTAAAATTTGATTTGGTTCCTTCGGATTATCACCAGTTCCTTCACCATTTCTGTAGTCCAAATAATGTCTAAGTGGACCAGACAAGTTTTTTTCAATATGCGGATCAGGCCCTCGATAATTGGAAACAGCAACACCTCTTCTACCACCTGACATTTCTAA